GTTGTAGCATTTTTTATTAACTCCATTACAGTTTCTATTTTCACACGTATTACTTGATTATTTAATGTGGTACGCAGACCTGAGTGCAGTTGTTTGGGCAGGCAATCCAAATCTGCCCAGCATACCGTCTTTGATGCTAGTGTTAAAAACTCTTGATCGACCACGCACACATATGTGCCATACTCAAATCCACGATCTTCACTGAGATATAGTTCAATGGGGACTATACGGCCCTGTGCATATTGATTTAACAATTCGTTGGCATCTTCTAGGAGGCTGTTGCTGCGCTGAAATGTGGGCACAGTCCATCGCTCTGCATCTAGGATCAGCAGGATGCGACCTGTGGTTTTAGCTAAGAATAGTAGTCCGGCACGCTGTTGCATGCCAGTACTTATCCACCGGCGAGCTTGAAGTTCCATTCTCCTGGCAGATACTCACCTTCAAAGGCCTTGATCCACTGTGTGCTATCCCACTTATACTTGATTCCTGTACGAATATTTTGGATATGAGTGGGAGAGAATGTTTCTCCGGCCATATCGGCAGCTTCTAACGTGTTGTCCACAGGATTCCAAACAGTAGCCCATGTCTGTCCAGTCCATTCTACTATAGAGTTAGCTGTGATTACCGGATCTGAACCGTCTTGATTTTCCCAGCTGGAATCGTTGTTGCTGGGATCTCTCCAGGCTTGGGGCCCTCTATATGGTATTTTAGTGCTGTCTGCAGGATTAGAAGGAAGATTTATAAATCCTCCACGATTCTCGCTGTTGTTGACATCATCTAACATTAGAAATCTCAGGCCTAACGGTATAGCGGCATGTGACCCGTATACTTCCAACGGATTGTACTTATACGGATCAATGATAGCATCCACGGTACCTCTGGCAGCAATGCCTGGTATAGTGCTGGCTATATCGTCATTGGCCGGATATGTGTCAGCATCTAAGGTCACAGTGAGTATACTAGGATCTAACGGGTTGGTTACAAATGTTCCCACTATTTCAAATCCGCTGAATTTCTTAAAATAAACTTCACTGCCAGGCATGTATCCACCCTGCACATTTAGTATTATAGTCCAATCTATAACATCGCCATTTTTGGTTTCTTTTTCAATGAGACCTAATGATATCACAGCATCAGAAGGATTAACCAATGTTAGATCGTATTGATTATCGCTCATGTTGCCGGTGTTTGATTTAAACAATAAAACCTTGTATCTACCATATGGTTGCCCGGATATGTTAGAACTAGGAGCACTGTTATTATAAATCAAGTCTTCAAGATTTAACACGTCGCCTTGTTCGGTAAACACATTGGCCACAATGCTCTGCACTATACCTAATTTTTTAACCTTGGCTGGTGGTGATATAAACACAGGCATTTCAAACTCTAAACTACAGATGTCTATGTCCGATTCTGCACCTTGCGGTATGGTCCTACTGGAAAAATTTGTACTGGTTAGATACATGGCACTGAGGCTGGTCCAGTCTATGTAGTTGTCTGTGGTCTGTAGTTCTAGACTGGGATTAAACAGCACTAATATCTGTTCAAGCAACTGTAGTTTTTGATCTGTGTTAGAAGTCCACACATCTGCTTTCATGGTCAATTTAAACGGTGTGGGCATCAAACGTTCTACAGTATAGCTGCCGCCTTGTTGCCCTGTGTATTCTCTAGTACCGTTGGCATCTGTAAATCTACGTTCTCGAATATGTATCTTTGAAACAAATGTAGGATCGCTGAGCCTATTAGTATCCATTTCAAGACCTGTGATATAACAAGCTATCCTAGGCACAGTGGGCATTTTATTTTCTGAGTTGTCTTTGATAATGCTAGCTACTTGTCTAGTAAGGTCGCCGTACATCACAGGAATCTGTCGCTGATCGCCGTCACCTGCCTGATACTTGAATCCAATAAACACACGCATGAACTGTGTGACATAGCGTCTTATCTGTCCGTCATAGTGAAAATCCATTATAGGTCTGCCTCAGGTCTTAGAGCCTTGCTGAGACTCTGTTTTTCTTTTACTGTCTGTCCATCGATAGTAGTTACGGTGGGGTTATTAATAAATGTAGATTTTTGTGTCTGACGTACATCCTTGCCTGCGAAGGTTTCACCAGCAACGACATCACTGGCACCTAGGTTGCTCATGGTCATTCGAACGTTGTCTTCAAACTTGCGCCATCTTACTCCATCAAATCTAAACAGTCTGTTAGGTAGATAATCTGTGCGTAGTGAAAACTGTCCATTGACTGGATTATTTGGAAAGGAAATACCTGCGGTAAATGGAGCACCGTTGGGAGGTACGCCGTCTTTGGTTAGATACCCTTCATAGCCATCTCCGGCTGCCGGCAGTATCACTGAGCTAGCAGTCTGACCAACATACACAGCATTACCATCAGTGTCATATAGTAGATTGCCTGCTTCGTCGGTGGCCTGTGTTTGTGCATCCACGGTTACTAAAGATGCATCTACACTGGCTAATTCAGCTGTGCCATCGTCTGTTCTCTGCAAAGTATAATACTTGCTGGTGTCGTAGCCGCTGCGTGGTGCATCTGCTTCTGCTTGATCTAACACCGCAGCAGTAATCTGCATTTCTTTTTCGTAGGTACTGATCACATCTCGCAAGGTATCTGCTAGTGCATAGTAGGTGTTATTGGGTGGAGCAACACCTGTAACTTCCTGTATGACTTGATATTTTTTTCCAGTAGCAGCAAGTACAACATCACCGGGATAATAAGTGATGCTGGCATTATATGTGCCTTTATAAAATTCTCTATCTGCAATGTCATCTAAGATCTGTTTAAATTCTTGACTGTCTACTAATGGTTTGCACTTGGCACGATATAAGTGCGGATACCATGTGGCTGAAAATCCTTCTGCTGCTCTACTAACTTCTTCTATTACAAAAAATCTCTTGAGTGCAAAAGTTAAATCATTAAGAGCATACTCATCTTTGAGGTGTGGTAGTTCAATCACATCACCTGCTATGATTTTACGACCCAGCTTTTCTACAGTATCTGTGATGTGGAAAGTGATAAAGATCGTATCATTCTGTAGAAACAGTCCAAACTGGCTGAGGTTAAAATCGATATCGGATATATTGTAGACACCTCGCATGACATAAACATCGGGATCATACTTGCGATCTCGGTTTTCTAAAAATAATAGATCCTGTATGTTTGCCACATTATCGCTAGTGTAGTTAGGTGTGCTAGGAGTGTCGCCTTGGGTTGCAGCTCCCGGACCGATATATCTGTGAACCAGCACATCTGTACCGCCAACTTGGAACATTTCCCAGGCGGATCTATCTATAAAGCGGAAGTCATTGCCCTTTTCGGGACGGTATAAACTGAGTCTTGGCATAGTCATATATTTACCGCTACGATAAATACTCGTATGAGCACATCAGACCAAGCCAAAAACTCTGTTTACAACTACTGCAAAACCATGCTAGGTGATGGTATGGTAGATGTAGAATTAGATCCCATACACTACGACACAGCACTTAACCGTGCTCTAGCAGTTTTTCGTCAGCGTAGCGATAACGCTGTAGAGGAAAGCTACGTGTTTTTAACACTCACTGAAAGCACTAATGAGTATATACTACCTAAAGAAATACAACAGGTACGTCAAATATTTCGTAGATCAGTGGGCTCAAGAACTGGTAACGGCACAGGCGGCACAGTATTTGAACCATTTAACTTGGCTTACGCCAATACCTATTTGTTAAGTAGTACCAACATGGGCGGACTGCTAACCTATGAACTGTTTAGTCAATATCAGGAATTAGTAGGTAAGATGTTTGGTAGCTACATTAATTTTACCTGGCATCCGCAAAGTCATAAAATTATCATACACCAACGTCCACGAGGTGAGGAATCAGTAATGCTACAAGTATATAATTCTAAGCCAGATTTTGCCATCGTAGATGATGTGTATTCCGGACAGTGGATCAAGGACTATGCTTTGGCCAACTGTAAAATGATGCTAGGCCAGGCTCGCTCAAAGTTTGGGCAAATCGCAGGACCACAGGGTGGCACTCAACTCAACGGCACAGCACTGATCACAGAAGCTCAAGCCGAAATGGAAAAACTAATGGAAGATCTCAAAACTGGTATTACTACCCAGGGTTGGGGTTGGATAACTGGTTGACCTTATAGCTAATCTATATTATAATTGTTCTAAAGGGGACAGTTTATGATCATAGGTGTATGCGGTTTTATAGGCTCGGGCAAAGATACCGTGGCCGACTATCTAGTCAATTTTCACGAATTTCGCAGAGAAAGCTTTGCGTCGACACTCAAAGACGCTGTGGCCAGTGTGTTTGGCTGGGACAGAACCATGCTGGAAGGACGCACAGCGCAGGCTCGAGAATGGCGTGAACAGGTAGATCCTTGGTGGGCAGAACGTTTAGACATGCCTACACTNACTCCTAGATGGGTNCTGCAATANTGGGGCACAGAAGTCTGTCGTAGATCGTTCCATGACGACATATGGATTGCTAGTCTAGAAAATAAATTACGCACCAGCAAAGACCACATAGTTATTTCAGACTGCAGATTCCCCAACGAAATTAAATCAATTAAAGATGCAGGCGGTCAGATTGTTTGGGTACAGCGTGGCGAATTGCCCGAATGGTATGAAGATGCTATCAGTGCTAATCAAGGTAATAACGTAGGTCTTAATGCTATGAAGATGCGCAAGATACATGCGTCGGAATGGGCATGGTTAGGTAGTGAGTTTGATGGCATTATCAATAACAATGGTTCTATCGATGAGCTCTATGAGCAGAGTGCTAACCTAGTAGTCGGCCACAAGATCGCCTTGCCTCCAAGTGATGCCCTCTTTGCCTAAGACAGCGGCACAGTTCAAACACACAGTTTTGAGGTTGTTTGGTCTGCAGTTGTTGAGATTTTCATCTATATGAAACACACGAAACACCTCTGCGTGTTGAGATCGACAGCCGCATTTTTCACACACGGCCTTGGGCTTGTACCCTGCACGTTGCCAACGAGGAACATGCGCACCTGCACCGTGTACTAGACAAATCTCACACAGTGTTCTATAATAGGTCCGAGTGTCTTTGTAGTAATTAATGGCTCTAGGGCGCTGTGCGCAGGCCTTGCATAATGGTCGCATTTGATATTTACCCTTTTAAACCCCTTTTGTTCGGCACCTAACTCGCTGTTTTTGGAATAGTATGCTAAATATTATGAGCAACTATTACCAGGAGAATAGGCGATATGGCACTAACATCACCAGGCGTACAAGTTACGGTAATCGACGAGAGTT